TATTTCTGCGGGGAAAGCGGATGGTGCTTCTTTTGATTAACTGGGGTTCATCAACGCACTGAAGCGAGTACCCTGTGCCAACACGCATGATCATTGCTGGACGCGAAAACGTAAAGCGGACTAACCCAGAACCGGGAAGCCATAGGATTCTAGACACCCTATGGTAGGAAGACGGGGAAAAAGCAGTGGTCAGTCGTGTTGGTATTAATTAGTACCTATCTTCATCTGTCTCTCAGACAAGGCAGAACATGACAATTGAGATTCAACCTACTGAAGGTGTGCCTGTCCCCAAAGATTTGGGCGACGAAGTCGGCGCGTCTTTGCAAGATAATGCCCGTGTTGCTGCCAACACGGCTGCACTTATGGCAGAGCTTGGGATGCCCTTCGAAATGACGGAGGAAGATGAGAAGTTAGCCCATGACTTGTTCAAACAGGTCGATGCCAAAAAACAAAAAACCCCTTCAGGCCAGTACAACCCCGCAGCTTTATATCAGGGTAACGTAGCCTTGAAGCTGTCTGCTCTATTAAATGAGTACGACCAGCGAGTTGTCTTGGATGCTACCCAAGCACGGACCTATATAACTAATAGGCTCCTTGAAATATCTTCTTGTGGCGATGCTAGGTATGAGCTAAAGGCTATCGAGCTCCTTGGCAAGCTTTCCGATGTTGGTGCTTTCACAGAGAAGTCCGAAGTAACCATCACTCACCGCACTTCAGATGATCTAAAGACCGCTATCGCGGACAAAATTAACCGTCTTTTGGCGGCTCAAGCTGCAAATACCATCGATATAACCCCCGAACACGACTCTCTAGAAGCAGAATTAGGGCTTTTGGACCCTCCAACCCCGGAGGAAGACCCAGAATGAACCCCCAAGAGTTGCAGAATCTCTTGAAATTGCTTCCGAATCTACCTGAAGCACAGCTTCGTGACCTCTATGCGTCCCTAGAAGAGCATGAAGTCTTACAGAAAAGAGAGAATGCAGCGAATAACTTTATGGATTTCGTCCATAAGGTATGGCCTCACTTCATAGATGGAGCACACCATGTTCGAATGGCTAGGGCGTTTGAGCGCGTGGCTCGCGGAGAGTGCAAAAGACTCATCATCAACATGCCACCACGGCACACAAAATCCGAATTTGCCTCATACCTGCTGCCAGCATGGTTTCTGGGCAATTTTCCTCACAAAAAAGTAATCCAAACGTCCCACACAGCAGAACTTGCCGTGGGTTTTGGACGAAAAGTGCGAAATCTGGTCGATTCCGAAGTGTTTCACGAGATATTTCCGGGGGTTGGTCTGCGGGCGGACTCCCAAGCGGCAGGTCGATGGAATACATCAGCGGGCGGTGACTACTTCGCTATCGGTGTGGGGGGTGCGGTAACCGGTAAGGGTGCTGACATCCTGATTATTGACGATCCCCACAGTGAACAAGAAGCTGCCTTGGCCGAGGTGAACCCAGAAATCTACGACAAGGTCTATGAGTGGTACACATCCGGACCTCGTCAGCGTCTGCAGCCGGGCGGCTCCATTATTATCGTGATGACCCGTTGGTCAAAGAAAGATTTGACTGGTCAGGTAATAAAAGCCGCAACCCAGCGTGGGGGAGACGAGTGGGAAGTAATCGAGTTCCCTGCAATCCTACCCAGTGGGAATCCTTTGTGGCCGCAGTTCTGGTCTTTGAAGGAACTGATGGCGTTGAAGGAAGAACTGCCCAACCAGAAGTGGATGGCGCAGTATATGCAGAACCCCACTTCCGAGTCCGCTGCTATCGTCAAGCGTGAGTGGTGGCAGATATGGGAGGAAGAGTCTCCTCCGCAGTGCGAATTTATATTGCAGTCTTGGGATACGGCGTTTGAGAAGTCCACTCGTGCCGACTACAGCGCATGTACTACTTGGGGAGTCTTCTATCAGGAGGATGATGCGGGTGTCAATCAAGCAAATATTATCCTTCTTAACGCGTTCCGTGATCGACTTGAATTCCCATCGCTTAAAAAGAAAGCTATTGAGGAGTTTCAAGAGTGGGACCCGGACTCCATCATTGTGGAGAAAAAGGCGTCAGGGGCCCCCCTCATCTATGAAATGAGATCGATGGGAATCCCGGTACAGGAGTTCACTCCTTCCAAAGGTAACGACAAGATTTCGAGGTTGAATGCGGTCGCTGATCTGTTCGCATCCGGACGGGTTTGGGTACCCAACACACAATGGGCAGAGGAAGTCGTAGACGAGGTTGCATCGTTCCCCGGTGGGGAGCATGACGACTATGTTGACTCCGTGTCTCTTGCAATGATGCGTTTTAGACGAGGTGGCTATATCCGCACTCTGTTGGATGAGCCTGAAGAAGTTAGAGAATTTAGGCGGCAACGACCGTACTACTAAGGAAAAATTATGGCAATCGATAAAGCATTGAACCAAGCCCCCTTGGGCTTAAACGCTGTAGGTATGCAGCCCGGACCTGTGGAGCCGGATCTGGAGATTGAGATTGAAGACCCTGAGAGCGTAACCCTGCGAACAGGTGATCTGGAGATTGAGATCGAGCCGGGTAAAGAAGAGGACGATGAGTTCAACGAGAACCTTGCTGAGAAGATCAGTGAAGACGTTTTGGAAGGTCTGGCGGCAGAGCTTGTCTCCGACTATGAGGATGACGTAGCCAGTCGTAAAGACTGGATGCAGACTTATGTGGACGGCTTAGAGTTGCTAGGTATGAAGCTCGAAGAGCGTAGCGAACCGTGGGAGGGTGCATGTGGCGTATACCATCCGTTGCTATCTGAAGCATTGGTTAAATTCCAGTCCGAGACCATCATGGCGACTTTCCCGGCTTCTGGTCCGGTTAAAACGCAAATCATTGGCAAAGAAACTCCAGCGAAGAAAAAAGCGGCTGAACGAGTCCAAAATGACATGAACTATCAGCTTACTGAGGTAATGACTGAATACCGCAGTGAGCACGAGCGTATGCTGTGGGGCTTGGGTCTGTCTGGCAATGCGTTCAAGAAGGTTTACTTTGACCCATCCAGAGATCGTCAGGCATCTATATTTGTGCCCGCTGAAGACGTTGTAGTTCCGTATGGCTCTGAAGATTTGCAGACTGCCGAGCGGGTCACGCATGTGATGCGAAAGTCAGAGAACGATTTGAAGAAGTTGATGGTTGGTGGCTTCTATAGAGACGTTGATCTGGGCGACCCAGTAAATTCGTTGGATGAAGTAGAGAAGAAGATCGCCGAGAAGATGGGCTTTAGAGCTACATCGGATGATCGCTTTAAGCTCTTGGAGATGCAGGTCAACTTGGACTTGCCGGGGTATGAGGACGAGGACGGTATAGCGTTGCCTTACATCGTCACTCTGGAAAAAGGTACTAATACGGTACTAGCTATCCGCCGTAACTGGGAGCCTGATGATGAGACCAAGCAGAAGCGCACTCACTTCGTCCACTATGGCTACATCCCCGGCTTTGGCTTCTACTATTTTGGTTTGATCCATCTGATCGGCGCATATGCCAAGAGTGGCACTTCTATCCTTCGTCAGCTTGTAGATGCAGGTACGTTGGCAAACTTGCCGGGTGGTCTGAAGACTAAAGGTATGCGTACCAAGGGTGACGATACCCCCATCTCTCCGGGCGAATGGCGGGATGTGGATGTGGCGTCTGGCACCATACGGGATAACATTCTCCCCCTTCCATACAAGGAACCAAGTCAGGTCTTGAAAGGCTTGATGGATCAGATAGTAGACGAGGGAAGACGCTTTGCTTCCGCCGCTGATTTGCAAGTTAGCGATATGTCTGCTCAAGCACCAGTAGGCACAACTCTGGCGCTTCTCGAACGGCAGTTAAAGGTGATGTCCGCTGTTCAGGCTCGAATTCACTTTGCTATGAAACAAGAGTTCAAGCTCTTGAAACATATCATTGCTGCATACGCTCCAGAAGAGTACAGCTACGACCCGGCTGATGGCGACCGTATGGCTCGCCGTCAAGACTATGACGATGTGGATGTCATCCCAGTATCAGACCCCAACGCGGCGACTATGTCGCAAAAGGTCGTGCAATATCAAGCCGTGATGCAGATGGCGCAAGCAACACCACAAGTCTACGACATGGTTGAGCTAAATCGTCAGATGTTGGAGGTCTTGGGTATCAAGAATATCGGCAAGCTGGTTCCTTCCGCAGAGGATCAAAAGCCAAAAGATCCTGTCGCCGAGAACATGGCGATACTAAATATGAAGCCGGTAAAAGCATTTGCGCACCAAGATCACGAGGCGCATATTCAGGTCCACATGGCAGCTATGCAAGATCCAAAAATCGCTGCATTAGTAGGTCAGCACCCACAAGCGCAGGCAATGATGGCTGCAGGCATGGCACACATCAATGAGCATGTCGCATTCCAATACCGTAAACAGATCGAAGAGATGCTGGGTGTACCTCTGCCTCAGACTAAGGATGACGAAGTCATACCGCAGGATATTGAGAACCAGATAGCAAGCATGATGGCTATGGCATCTGCCAAATTGCTACAGAAAAACCAAGCTGAGGCTTCGCAACAACAAGCGCAAGAAGCTGCACAAGATCCAGTTATTCAGATGCAGCAGCAAGAGTTGGAGCTTAAAGCGAAAGAAGTGGATATTAAAGGCAAGAAACTGGAAATCGATGCGGTTGCACAAGCAGAGAAGATCCGCATTGAGCACGCACGGATTGAGGCTCAGAAAGAGATTGCTGGTTTGCAGGCTGGTGCGAAGGCTACACATGCCAAGAACGAACTTGATTCCCGTATGCAAACTGACGGCATAAGGCTTGGTATGCAGGCAACTAAGGATCGTATGGAATTAGAGTCTAAGCGAGAACTAGAGAAGATGCGTATTCGTGCTGACGTAGCAAAGAGCCATACGCAACTACAGCAGCAATTAAAGGCAAGACAGAAACCTACTAAGGAGTAATCAGTGGACAAAGCACTGGCGATTGTTAGAGACAAAATTAATGAGAAACAGGCGCAACTTGCTCACGCTGTGAGCGAGGGCACTGCAAAGGATTACACGGAGTATCGTGCAATGTGCGGGGAGATTCGAGGTCTATCCATCGCAGAAGGTTTTATTTTAGATCTCGCAGACCAAATGGAGCGCCACGAAGATGAGTGAAATACTAATCGCTACAGAAAGCGGTGTAGTACCACAGGAAGCAGAAGAAAAAGCTAAACAATTACCACAGCCAACTGGATATCACATCCTTGTTGGATTGCCGGAAATTGAAGACACGTACGAGAGCGGCCTGATTAAAGCAGACCAAACTCGTCATTTTGAAGAGGTACTGGCGACGGTATTTTTTGTTATTGCGCTTGGACCAGATTGCTACAAAGACGAAAAGCGTTTCCCAAGTGGCCCGTGGTGTAAGCCGGGGGATTTCATTTTGGCTCGTCCGAATAGTGGCACTCGGTTGAAGATTCATGGACAAGAGTTCCGCATGATTAATGACGACACGGTCGAGGCCGTTGTTCAAGACCCCCGTGGCATCCGCCGCGCATAAGGAGATATAAATGGATCAGACAGAATTTGAATTTCCTGACGAGAAAGAACTTAAGTCAGGTGGCGCGGTAGAGAGCAAGCAAGACGATCTTGACTTCGAAATCGAAGACGATACCCCACCGGAGGATCGTGGTCGTGAACCTATGCCCAAGGAACTTGTACAAGAACTTGAACAAGATGAACTTGAGGACTACTCCGAGAAGGTAAAGACACGCCTGAAACAGATGAAAAAGGTGTGGCATGACGAACGTCGGGAGAAAGAATCCGCCCTGCGGGAACGTCAAGCGGCGGAAGAATTAGCCAAGCGGATGATTGAGGAGAACCGTAAGCTTAAAACTAAGCTTTCTGAGGGTGAGAAGTCTTACCTAGATACATATAAGAGCGCCGCTGAATTAGAGCTACATGTTGCCGAAAAAGCATATAAAACAGCGTACGAAGAGGGTGATACTGAGAAGTTGCTAGAAGCACAACGAAAGTTGAGCGACGCAAACTATAAATTGCAAAAAGCAAAAGAATACATTCCCTCTTTACAATATGATGAAAGTGAGGTACAACCTCAGCCAGAAGCACAAGTGGCTCGCCCTGACCCGAGGGCTGTTGCGTGGCAAGAGCGCAATACATGGTTCGGTCAGGACGAGGAGATGACTAGTCTTGCACTTGGGCTACATCAAAAACTAGTCAAACAGTACGGCCAAAACTATACGTCCACCGACGAATATTGGCAGAAGATTGACGGCACTATGCGTCAACGCTTCCCGGACTACTTCCAAGATTCTACGCAACCGGCTAAACCCGCTTCGCGCACAGAAAAATCATCCACGGTCGTTGCTCCTGCAACCCGTAGCACATCCTCCAAAAAGATAGTGTTAAAGCAGTCGCAGTTGAGCATTGCTAAACGTCTGGGCTTAAGCCCTGAGCAATACGCCCGTGAACTTATGAAAATGGAGGCCAACA